ACACGATCAAGGACCGCTGGGCAGGGCACCACGTTACGATATATCCCGACGCCAGCGGCGCTAACGCCAGCAGCAAGGGCGCATCAATCTCTGACATCGGGCTGTTACGCGGCGCAGGTTTTACAATCCGCGCCAGGCCGTCGAACCCTCGCGTTAAGGACCGGATCTTGGCCGTGAACATGGCGTTCCAGAACAAGCGCGTGTTTGTCAATCCCGATACGTGCCCCGAGACTGCCCGTTGCCTTGAGCAGCAGGCATACGACGCTAACGGCGAGCCTGACAAAAAGACGGGCCTTGACCACCAGAATGACGCAGCAGGATATCCGCTAGCGTATGAAATGCCCGTCGTGAAGCCCACATTTGAATCTCGGAGTTTACGTTTATGACCGCAGTCGCCGCAAGATCAAAAGCTGTCGCACAGATGGTGGAAGCTTCCGCCCGTGGTCGCGCTTTGATGGGCGGCACGCAGGGCATGCGCCGCAAAAGCACAACTTACCTGCCAAAGTTCACGGCTGAATCGCAAGAGACATACGACGAGCGCTTGGCTATGTCGTGGCTGTTTAACGGCTATAAAAAAGCAATCCGCGACATGACTGGCCGGGTCTTTCGCAGGCCGGTTGAGCTTGCCGAGGAAACCCCAGACGACATTGCAGAATGGGCCAAGAATATTGACCTTGCCGGACGGGATTTATCCACGTTTGCGCGCGACGTGTTTCAGGACGGCTTGTCTGCTGGCATTGCTTATATCCTAGTTGACGCACCGGCGCGGCCTGAGCAGGTAACGCGGGCCGCTGTGGCGTCTATGGGCCTGCGCCCGTACCTGTCGCATATCCGCGTTGAGGACGTGCTGGGCTGGCGCACAGAGCTTGTCAGCAACGTCACAGTGCTGGCGCAGTTGCGGCTGATGGAGTCCGTCACTGAGCAAGATCCCAAGGACGAATTCAAAAGCGTCGAAATAGACCAGGTTCGCGTGCTGGACCGGATGGAAGCTGGCGGCGTTATGACCCGGCTTTATCGCAAGCGCGAAGGCGGCCATGGCGAATATGTGCTTTTCGCAGAGCCGACTATCAGCGACATGGATGACATTACGCTCGTGCCGTTTTATGCCAACCGCACCGGGTTCTTCACGGGCGAACCTATGCTCGACGACTTGGCCGATTGCAACATCGCGCATTGGCAGTCTCAATCTGACCAGCGCAACGTGCTGCACTTCGCGCGGGTGCCGATCCTGTTCGGTTCGGGCCGCCAAGACGACGAGCCGATCACAATTAGCGTTGGCCAGATGACCACGGCCAACGACCCGGCGGCTGACCTCAAGTGGGTTGAGCATAGCGGCAAAGCGATCGACGCCGGACGGCAAGATCTTAAAGACCTTGAATTTCAGATGGAAACGCTGGGCCTGCAACTGACTGTTGCCCGCGTGTCGTCTGAAAGCGCCACCGGGGCCGCGCTTGATGCCGAAAAAGAAACGTCGCAGCTGTCTATGACGGCTGATTCCCTGCAAGACGCGCTAGAACAGGCGATGATCTATATGCTGCAATACGCTGGCCGCGATGACGTAACGCCGACCGTGACAGTCAACAAGGAATTCGCAGCCGGCATGATGTCTGCGCAAGAGATGGCGGTTCTGTTGCAGGCTGTGCAGTCTGGCAACATGAGCCGCGAAACGTTCCTGCGCGAGCTTGCACGACGCGGCATGGTTGCCAGCGACCTGAACCCGCAAGACGAGGCTGACCGCATTGCGTCGGCGTCGCCGATGATTGTAGGCAACCCACTTGGATTGGAGGCATAAATGGCATACGGCACAAAGACACCGACAAAGCGTAAACCCAAGCCAAAGAAGTGACCCAATGGCCAGCGTAAACGATGAAATCCTTGACGCTATCACGGGCCGCGCGCTGGACCTGCAACGGCTGACGGCTGGCCAGCTGCGGGATGCGGCGCGGTTTCTCAAAGAACTTGAGGGCGACATCGTGGCGCAGCTGGCCAAGATTGACCCAACGGGCATTGCGGCCCCATCTCGGCAGGCGGCGCGGCTGGAAAAGCTGTTGAGCCAGGTCAAGGAAACTATTCGCGCAGCTTACCGCGGCGAAAGCACCCGACTGATCGGTGAACTGCGTGAACTGGCAGACGTTGAAAACACGTTTGCGGCATCGTCAATAAACAAGGCGCTGGGAGTTGACTTTATCACAACGTCAATCACGCGCGGGCAGCTTGCGGCGATTGTTGACGGCGTACTGATCGAGGGTGCGCCGGTATCGGACTGGCTCTCCCGGCAGGCTGGCGACACGCTACAACGGTTTACGGACGCTATGCGGCTGGGCATTGCCGAGGGGCAGACAAACGCCTCATTAATCCGCGCTATTCGCGGTGGGACGCAAAACGGATCACCCGTTCAGGGGTTCATGGAGATTTCCCGGCGCAATGCCGAAAGCCTTGTGAGGTCGGCAACGCAGGCCGTGTCGCAGAAGTCGCGGCAATCGCTTTACGAGGGCAACGAAGACATCATCAAATCGTTGCAGTGGGTATCAACAATTGATTTGCGAACTACAGTGCTATGCGCTGTTCGCGACGGGCTGACATACACAGTTGATACGCACAAGCCGATTGAGCATGATATCCCATGGGGCGGCGGTCCTGGAAATTTGCATTGGGGATGTCGAAGCACGTCGGTCCCGGTGCTCAAGTCATTCCGCGAGCTAGGGTTTGACATCGACGAAGTGCCAGCATCCACGCGGGCAGGCATGGATGGGCAGGTAGCAGCCGACACGACGTTTGAGGGCTGGCTATCCCGTCGCGACGTGGCAGAGCAAAACGACAAGTTGGGCGTAGGACGCGCGCAACTCTGGCGCGATGGCAAGATCAAGTTCCGCGACTTGGTAGACGGCAACGGACGCGAGTTGACGCTTGCAGAATTGAGGGCAAGGCTTTAAGGCTTGCAAAGGGCTAGGCGGATACGCCGAAAAGCTGGTTTCCACTCAGCCTGCCCGGTTAACAAAGTGGATGCCTTGGTGGGCAGGAATATGGCTTACAGCAGCACAAAAATATCAACCCGCGCAATTGCGTTGATTAAGGCTTTAGGCGGCACGCTTGAGAATCTTATGCCTTTGACAAAATTTAGCGAGGCAGAGGCGCTTAGGCATCCGAATTTTAGCCGAAAAACATTGGCTGAGGTTCGCGCCGTTTTGATTGACAGAGACCTCGCCTTTGACAGTACAAATTGTTACCCCGGGTATGTCGGCACAAAGCCCATTGCTGGATACTCTCAAAAGGTTGATGCGTTCATAGCGGCGCACTACATTCCATCAACAGGCAGGTCAGCATCGCACCATAACAGCAAGACAATGCAAAAACTGATAAAAACACGTCAATTTTATGCTGACGGTTTGGCGAAAACAGAAGCGGCGCTTGCCAGACTGAAAACTTGAAAAGACTAACCCACCACCAAACCACACGACCTTAAACCCTGCTTTTGCTGGGTTTTTTTACGTTCGCGGGATGCGAACCTTAACAGCGGGAAGCTGAACCAATGAAAATCGAAATCACCGACGCAACCACGCTTCCGGCGTGGCTTCAAACGCATGTGGCAGACGGCCACCTTGATCTTGGCGCGCTTGCCGCCCCAGAGGACGTGACCGGCCTCAAAACCGCCCTATCCAAAGAGCGCGGCAATGCAGCGGCATGGGCCAAATATGGCACGCCTGCGGATATGGACGCCAAGATTGCGGACCTGACCGAAAAGGCCAAGGGCAGCGGCAAGGGCGCGGATGACGCGCAAGCTAAGCTGGACGCAATGGCGGCTGACTACGAAGGCAAGCTGACCGGCGCAAATGACCGGATCAGCAAGATGATGCAACGCGGCGCGTCGTCTGACCTAAAAGCAGAACTCGCGAAAGCCGGGTTTATCGCAGAATCAATTGACGACATCGCCAGCAGCGCGATGGGGCGTCTACAGTTTCACGAAGACGGGTCTGCAAAGATCATGACTTCGGACGGAAAGCCCATGATTGGCAGCGGTGCCGATCACGGTGCGACCTTGGCCGACTTGGCTAAGGAACTTGCCGCATCCAAGCCGTACGCGGTTCGGGACGGCGGCAAAGGCGGCGGCGGGAAGCCACCGACAGCGAATGGCGGGACGCCTGACAAGCCAACGGTAACGCGAGCGCAGTTCGACGCAATGTCGCAAAGCGAGCGGGCCAATCACTCAAAATCAGGCGGCGGCATTCAAGGCTGACCCCCACAAAAGGACTAATTGAACATGGCAAACGTTTTTGACAACCTCGCAGCAGACATCTACAAAGCCGCCGACATCGTCGGTCGCGAACTGGTCGGCGTAATTCCATCTATGACCGTAAACGCTGGCACTGAGCGCGTTGCGTTCGGCGGCGTTGTGCGGTCTGCGTTTACGCGGGCTTCGCTGGTCAACGAATCTTACACCCCGTCGATGACCATTCCAGAAGGCGACGACCAGACCATTGATAACAAGACCGCAACAATCGACAAGGTGGCCAACGTCAAGATCCCGTACACCGGCGAAGACATCTTGAAACTGAACAACGGCGCAGGGTACGAGACCATCTACGGCGACCAGATCGCGCAGGCAATGCGCGGTATCACTAACAAGATCGAAAACTACGCTGCGCTAACACTCTATCAGGGTGCATCTCGCGCAGTTGGCACCGCTGGCACGACTCCATTTGGCACTAACTTTGACGTGATTGCCGAGGCGCGCCAGATTCTTGTTGACAACGGAATGCCGCTGGACGGCCAAGCGACTCTGGCGATCAACACAGCCGCCGGCACCAAGCTGCGCAACCTGGCCCAGCTGCAGAAGGTAAACGAGGCTGGCGGTGAAGACCTGCTACGTCGCGGCGAATTGCTGAACTTGCAGGGCCTGATGCTGAAGGAAAGCAACGGCATCGTGTCGCACGTCAAAGGCACAGCCACAAATGGTCTAACCAACGGCGCGTTGGCAGTTGGCGATACCACTATTGCGGTTGATACCGTGACCGCAGGTGCGACCGGCTACAAAGCTGGCGATGTTATTACTTTTGCAGCTGACTCTGCAAACAAGTATGTCGTTGCCATTGGCTTAGTCGGCTCGGCTGGCAACTTGACGATTCAAGGCCCCGGCATTCGCGTTGCGATTCCCGACAACAACGCAATCACAGTCGGCAGCAGCTACGTCGGCAACTTCGCGTTTCACCGCGCTGCGGCTGAGCTTGTTGTGCGTCCGCCTGCCATGCCACAAGGCGGCGACATGGCTGCCGATCGCCTGACCGTGCAAGACCCGTTCTCTGGTCTGGTCTATGAGATGGCGATGTACAAAGGCTACGGCAAGTCGATGCTGGACATCACCACTTTCTACGGTGCGAAGGTCTGGAAAGGCGATTTTGTCGCCACGCTGCAAGGCTAATTTTTGCAGAGGGGCGGGCTTCGGTTCGCCCCTTCACAAAGGTTATTCTGACAAACAAGGGGCGCTGCAATGGCACTTGATACCACCATCGGCGGCGTGACCGCTGACAGCTACGGAACGCTTGCGGGTTATGATTCCTATGCAATTGATCAGGGCTTTACTTTAGAAGCGACAGAAGCGTCGAACGAAATAAACTTGCGCAAGGCGGCAAAATTTCTTGATCGCAAGTATATGTTTATCGGCTCGCAGCAATACCAGTTTCAGCAACTAGCATGGCCGCGCTTGGTTAATGACCTTGTAAACGACTGGCCGGTAAACCCTGACTCAATTCCCCAAAAGATTATTTATGCGCAGTTTGAAGTGGCATACATTTTGCAGGGCGGCATCGAGCCGTTTGCAACGATTGTAAACAGCAGCACAAGCGAAAGCATCAAGGTCGGTCCAATCACAATTGACAGCGAGACATTGCCGACTGGCAAGCCCCGCATTGTTGCAGTTGATGGCTTGCTGCTTGGGTACATCCGGGGCGGTCCCGGCATGGTCAGCATGAGGCGCGGCTAATGGCTACCATTGCAAGCCACGTCACAGCGGCGTTTGCCAAGCTGGCAGCTAAACAGCCTGACGCAATCCAGAC